CGGAATGTCTTCATCTTCAACATCAAGTTTCCGGTATTCTGCCCGTATCTTACGTTTAACCGCCGGTAAATCAGCCGCCGCTATAGCGACCTTCTGACCTCTGAATCCACCGGGGCTGAGTGCCGCTGCCACCCGTCCTAACTGTGCCCTAGTGACTTTCTTCTCCGGGTCTTCCCATAGCCTGAGTTTCCACCCGGACGGTTTCTCTGCATCAGGAGCATATGCAAAAGCGGAGGCGGGATAAGCTTGCCCGTCCTCTGTCTTGGTGGCCTCCTGTAATTTCAGCCATTCCAGAGCGGAGGTTGCCTCTTTTAACGCTTCCGTGGTCTTCTCATCGTCAACCGCCTCGGTCGACAACAGTTCCTGGCATATCTCTACTATCTTCTTAATACGGGTTGAGTCCAGGTTTGCGTTACGCTTGCCCGCCTCCTGTATAATCTCGGAGTAGGTAGTCTGTAACGATTCCATAGCGGAAAAGACTCGGGTGCTCATTACCTTTTTAGGGTCGCTAAACGTAGCTACTCCCCTCTCGTCAAGTTCGTAGCTGGCCTCATAGAGCTGCCCGTCAACGTCATATATAACCCTGTCGGCGAATACCTCATCTATAGATAAGTTTTTGGGGATGGTCTTCTCGGGCTTTATCTTGTATTCGTCGATTAGTGCTGACTGCAACAGGTTCTTCTTGCTATCGTCACTTATATTCAGTGACTCCCTGCGCTCGCCGGCTACCTGGGCTACCATAGGCGCCCCACATTCAGAACACACCTGCGTATTGCACTTTACGTTTTCCGTAACAGTTACTTCGTGCTTGCACTCAGAACAGATGCAGATATGCTCGCCATGGGGGTGGATAGCTTCTTTAACTTTTGACATAATTCAAACCTCCTGAAATTGGGTAATAGAAAGGGCGGCTCAGGTCGCTGCCGCTCGGTTTTTCAGCTCTGGGCATTCCGAAGTCTATCGGCGCCGTCCAGCCATCGCAGCCCCTCAATGACCGCCCTAACTACCTTGAAATAAAAGGGGACGCCCTACAATCCAAATCTGGGCGTTTTAAAACTGTTTGAGTGTTATACTACTACTTGAGAAAGGCCGGGGCTATAACACACCGGCAGTCAGGATGTTGAGGAGGGGCCATAACGCCGCCGCTAAAAGCCTGACCTACAGGGATAACCCCCTCTGCCTCGTTCCCCTCACATTCATCACTTACCTGGTCATCGCCAGCAGTCACCCACTCCTTACCGTCTACCCCCATATCCTTCATATTGTCTAAAGATGCCGTACTTAGGGCATCGGCGGTTTCTGTTCTGGCGATTAACTCAGAACGGTGTTTTGACATATCAGAGAAAGTTGTTTTTAAGTCCCTCTTAATCCCCGGTATCCCGCGCTTATTCTCTATCCCCTGTGAGATAACGTTAGCTAACCGCCGCTTGGACTCCTCATCCATCTGAGTCACCAGTTTGGCCCCGTGCTGGTTAGCCCACTTGACAGCGTTTGATATTGGTGGCCCCTCGTAAGCTACCGGTATGCCGCCCTTGGTCTTACCCCAGGTTATCATCTCAGCCTGACCGGATAGATAGACCTCGGCTAACTGCCCGTCGAGTGTAGTGGTTAGGGTCTCGTTAAACGTGGCTAACAGCGGATCCAGTATATTCTCAATGTCTTTATTTAGTGGCATTTATTCCTTTTCTACATACTCGCTATACAATTTTCCTAGAAGATAATAAGGGAAGGATTTCTCCAGCTTGTCAAAATACTCAGCGAGTTTTCTTTCTAGCTTTACTGCGAGCTTTTTGTTTCTGGGGGATTGCGGCGAGGCCGGTATCTCCGCCTCGAGTAGTGATATTATCTGTGTCAGTTCCGCTACTACTGTCAATTACCTCACCTGTGCCTTTACATTCTCGGCATGACCGCGTGAATATCCCGTGCTCCAGTTCTATGAACCCTTTCCCGTTACACTTAGGACATATCATCTTTTACTCCTTTTTCTTCAAGACCTCTTTTAGCTGCTTCACCACACGCAGCAACTCAGCGTCTACGTTCCCACCGGACTCCTGGCTTATCTTGCTTAATTTCTTCAGCACCTCCGCCGTGTTGTTTACACCCAGCGTCATTAGTGCTATCTGTATTACCTCGTCAGTCGTTCCCAGTTCCGGCATAACGTTTAATATCTGTGTCAGAGCAGTGGCCGCCGCTGCTACGTCCTCGGGCGCTATCGCCGGGAAGTCCCGGTCTATAACCCACTTATCCGGAGGCACGTTGTTATACTCCAGCACTACCTCGTCTATATCCTGATATATGTCTGACCATACCTGCTGGTAAGACTGGAACATCTTCATCATCGGCAGCTCTACCGTCGAGGCAGTAGCCAGGCTACCCCCAGATATATCACCGAAATACTGGTCGGGGATACCTACGGCAGCACAGATTTGGTACTTAATCATCTTGCCGTCCTGGTAAGCGTTCGATGCCCCGGTATCCGTCTTGATAGGCTGCGTGTCCACACCCATGTTCTCCACCAGATGCGACCCGGCGGCTATCTCTTTATCGTTCGTCTTGGCCTTGATATTACTAACGGCAGACGAGCCGCCCTTGACCTTTGACCGCCATGCGAACTTTGCCAGCGCGATCATAATAGCTATACGTGACGCTAAGAACTCACGATAATATTCTATCCAGTGTAGGGCCGGTAGTAGTAGAGGATTGCCACGCTGCGATATAGTGTTATAGGCCGCATGGTAAACTAGTGCCTCCTGTGTGCTAGTAACGGCGCTACCCGTCTGAGGCAATGCCGCCTTATCTTTAATATTGGTAGTACTGCGGTAATAGTCAGTGTTCGGTTTACCCTGGGCGTCGTTCCACTCTCTTTTATAATATCTGACATCTTCAACGTCGTCTACGTCCGTGATAATCTCGGTTATTTCCAGCGGGTCTATCCACCTGATGGTAGACTCACCCTTGGCCCCTAAAAATAAGGCGAAGAATATATCCCCATCTACCAGTAGTTTATCGGAGGACTTGCGCTGCCCCCGGGCTGACAGACAACACTGGTTAGTTTTAGCGTTCCAGAACCCATCCATCACCTTCTTGGCCGAATCGTTATCCGCGTTCCATTTCATGCCCGTGCCAAATGTGTAGTCCGTCCACAGGCGTATAGCCTGCTTAGCCAGCGGGTCGTAGGTGTAAAAAGTCCGTGACTGTTTGAGATTGTTTATCCGCTCGTTAGCCGGTATCCCTATAGAGGTGCCGCTGCTCATGTTAATCCAACCCTTGTCCTCGAGAGATAACGCATCAGCTACGCTCTTGGAGGCTTCACGGAATATCATAGCCAGTTCGTCAGGTGGATAAACTTCTCTGGAACGGGTATTAACTTTTCTACTCATCGTCTATTGAGCCCCCTTCGTACTGCCGGGCCACTTCCGCAATCGCCCAATTATTGTCATTATGCTTAGTTTGTAATCTATCTTGAGGCTGCGCGAGTCTTCTTATATGATATATGATAGTTCGGCAACTACCACAAACACTTGCCCGATTTGTTTGCACCCCACAAAACTTACACTTCATAGCTCTAACCCCCTGACCGCCTGCATAGCATCGTAAATGATAATAGTCTCCTGCTCCTCGGGTTCTTGTAACATCAACTCGGTTATAGCCCAAACCATAGCGTCTATCCTGTTAGGGGATTCCCTTGTCTCGCCTGGTATCCACGTGCACATCTCCTCTTCTAGCATCGGGAACTCACCAACAAGATAAATGCGGTTTTGTTCAAATCCCGCTACCACTGGCTCAGCCCTGACCGCTTTACCCCTGGAAGCCCGGACGTTCTTATAACTCACCATCTGATTCATAGACTTTGCAGCTTGCAAGATGGTTGACTCCACCATGTCACCACCGAAATTAACCTCGCCAACTATCCTGTCAGCTTGGTTCCGGTTATACGCAGTCAATACAGCCTCCGACCATGTAGCAGGCGAACCGTGTAAACTTCTATCTTCGAGAATATAACCTCTCCCATCATCCCCTAATCCAGCAGTCACAATGCCACATTCCGTCCTGCCACCTGGCGGGTCAACTCCAACTACAACCCTTACTAAAGACGGATATTTAACGGCTCTACTGTTAGCCACTAGCTCCCGTGTCCATAATGCCCCGGGAGCCTCTTCTATATCTTCAGCTAATATTTCCTGCCTGTAGGACAACCGCGACATATCCTCGGTGATGTGCTTTAAGGCGTCCCCCGAAATATGAGGGTTGGCTTGGCTGGCGAAGTGAAAGGCTTGCCACCGGCCACTTGTATCAGCCAGTGCTTTCTTAAACATCTTGGCTGCATGGCGCGGATCCCTGGCTTTACTGACTGACCGAGAGTGTAATGACGGAGGTGTATAAATAAACATGGCGTCCCCGTCGTTATCTAATAACATCGGAGCGCCTACGACTTCCCAAGCATCCTCGCTCATTAACTGGTACTCATCCAGCACAAGGAAGTCTGAATAATCGCCCCTGAGCATGTCCGCGTTCCAGGCTGTTTTACCCTTGATGCGGTTTTTAGTGCCCTCACGTTCTATCGTGTGCTCGGTCTCGTTTTTCTTGAGCACACCGGCTTCGACAGGCTCTTCTAAAGCCTTCTTAACCTCAAACCACCACGTTTCAAGTTGGTCGCTGGTGGGAGCAGCATATAAAGGTCTTAAATCTTTCAGGAACTTGTCAACACATATAGTCGCAGCTATTACAGTCTTACCGCCACGTCTACCAGCCCTGACTACCTTCCTCTTAGCCTGGCTCTCCCTTATTCCCTGCTGATTGAGGTGTGGATATCTTAATTTGATTTTGTATTCAGGCATCGTCACCAGTGTCATATATTACCCTGAAGGTAACAGGCCCGCCACCCTCGCCGGTAACCTCTTGCCGCTCCACATAGCCCCGCTTCTTACCCTGCGTCTTGAGGTAAAACAGTATGGAGACTGTATCGCCTTTAGCGATTTTCTCGTATAGCTTCCCCTCGGCAAAGTCCAGCATGGACTCCTTGGCATCGCTCACCGCCTGCTTGACAGACGGGAAATCCCGGGCATAGCGTGTCATGGTGGTATAAGATACCCCCGCCTTGTGCGCCGCCAGTGATAACAGCCCGTGCGTCTCGCCCAGGCTCTTGATTATCTTCTCGGCTGTGTTCACTCTTTTTTTAGATAAGCCATTAAGTTCATCAGTTGTCATCTAACCTCACCGCCTCACGCCCCGTGTAGTCCTGCCACCTCTTTATAATCACGTCACAGTAATACTCGTCTATCTCCATCATGTAGCACCTGCGGTCTAGCTTCTCACAGGCTATGAGCGTGGAGCCGGAGCCGCCGAAGATATCTAACCAAGTATCATTTAATGCCGAAAAATTCTCTATTAAATCACTCAAAAGTCGCACTGGTTTATTACAGGAATGAGCCTCTTGTGTTGTGGCTTCTTCTTTGCCTCTTAAAAACCCCGAATTAACATAGCAATCAAATACATCACTATCCCTTTTACTTTTCCGGTAATCGCCATAGAATAAAAGGGGTTCCC